TGCCGGGATTCCTACGGAGCGCTGCGAACCGGATCCGTCACCTTCCATCTGGATTGGTGCGGAATACGGGGCGCAAGACTCTGAAGGATCTGATGAAGTTAGGTAGCGAGGCTTATCTCACTCATGAGTTTGCCCTCGCGCCGTTACTGGAAGACATCTCGTCGGCATACGCCGCCGCGTCGTCCTATAAGAAGCAGCTGACTAAGCTGCTTTCGAGAGCTGGTAAACGCACGCGTGTCCATTATAAAACGGACGCTGCGTTAACCGGATACACTCAGGGTACGGGTCATCCTGCAGAGGAAACTCTGCCGGTTTATTCGTACGGATATCTGCCGGGCGGGATTACATTCCGCCGGTCGATTACTTCTCCTGAGGGTCCCCCGGCTTTCCGAGCTGCTATGGAATACACGTATTCTCTGTCTGATGCCCAAATGGCAAATGCAGATAAGTACGCGCTGCTAGATTCTCTTGGGGTTAACCTTAACCCCAGGATACTCTGGATGGCTATTCCGTGGTCGTTTGCTATTGATTGGGTCCTTTCCGTAGGGAAATGGCTTGACCAATTTAAGCAACGAAACCTCGAGCCAGTGACTATCATACATAGGTACTGCTGGTCCATTAAGTACTTCCGCCATGCGGAAGTCTACGCCAAATTTGGCGATGGTCGTAATGGCCTAAGAACCCAGGAAGTGCCCATCATCAGGGTGGATCAGCGTGGCTATATGCGACGCAGATCTGAGCCTGCATGGGCTCGTTGTATTCAAACAACGGGCTTGAACTTGAAAGAGTTCAGTTACGCAGCCGCATTGGCTGGTGCTCGATTGACGTGACGGTGCGCTAATTGCGCACTTGATCTAGATCGGGTTGTCTTCCAATTCTCTTTATGAGAGTTTGGGACGAATCCAATCAGTGTGGTTTCACTCGGGTTGTTGCCTGACATAATTTGGCAGGGACGATCTGATAACAACCGATAAAGTTCGGATTAACGATGTCATTCGTGGCATCAATGGGGGCGTAAAAACGCGTTCCCAGTAAAAACAACAAAAGACAAAGCATGTATCCTAACCCTATCCCTCTGCAAGTGAATGGCGCTGGCACGGTGTTCAACTATGACCTCAAAGGCACTTCTGAAAGTGCGTCCGTTTACGGTGATAATGCGGCGGCGCTTAATGCGCCCCACACTCTCTCTGTGAAACACCAATCGACAAACGTCGGGAAAACTTCCCAGACGCGTCGAACGGTGGTTCGGATCGATCATCAGTTGTACGTCGCGCTCACGGGCGAGACCGTAACGATCTCTGCCTACGTCGTCCTCGTCGTCCCAATTGGGGCGTCGGGGACTGACGTCGCTGCTCCTCTCGGCCAACTCGCAGACTTTCTGCAGGAAGCTGGGTTTCAGAGCAAGGTTATCAACCAGGAGATCTGATCTCCTGGTCTTCGGGTAATCGTGTCAGTAGGGTTACATGCTCTAGGAAGGATACCTTATGGATCCCTCGAAGAGCCTAGACTCAGTTAAACTGGTCACTGCCCTACTACTCGACGTTCTTAGTCGTCACAGTGAAATATACTCACCACGGGACATGAAGCTAGACGCCCAAAAGGTGTCTAGCCGATTGTCTCGGGAAGGTATGAGCTTTCTTTCGAAAGCTCTACCACGCCTTGGCAAAGCCTTTGATCGGGCTCTGTCAGGAGAAGTCTCCTTCGACTCTACTGGCTTTCAAAAGAAAGCCGATAGTGAGCTCCCAAAATTCTTGGGTAGCCTCTTCGAAGGTGTCTTCTCACGCGACGGATGGGTTCTTCCATGCCCATCTGTGACTTGCGTCCAAACAATACGCCAAGTTCTTTACTTGTTTTACAAGTTGGAACTCACATACAGTGAAGACACAGAACAGAAGGTCATCTCCGACTTCCGTAAGACGGAAGATGAACTGCTTGACATCTCAGCGCAGCTTTCTCAAGCCGCTACTGGGAATTTTTCTAGCGGCGTCCTTGATCGCCTCACTAATCGTGGGGTGTCAATCGCGACCGTTGTCCACCAAGCAAAACGTCGGCTTAGCCGACTGTTTGCTAACTTCGACCCGAAAGATATTGTACCTTCTCATGGCCCCGGAGCAGTTTCTACTAGAGAAAAGCTTTGGGACAAATATGAGTTCGACCGTATCTCCGGGCGCATTACAGACTCGTATCCCGAGCACGAATATTTCTATTCGTCATTAGGACACCTCTGTGATGATCTGCACCTGCACATTAGCAGGCCGGATACTGACGCCTTCGCTCGAGTTGTACTCGTACCGAAGGATTCTCGAGGACCGAGACTCATCTCGATGGAACCCCTTGATTTTCAATGGGTCCAACAAGGTTTATCTCGTGCAATCGTCGAGCACGTGGAACGTCACCCCCTAACGAGGTATAACGTCCACTTCACAGACCAACAACCCAACCAATTCGGGGCCCTTTTGGGCTCGCGATATGGTCGGTATGCGACCCTTGACCTCAAAGAGGCCAGTGATCGCGTAAGTTTAGGTCTCGTTCGCCTACTGTTTCCGGAACCACTCCTTGGTTTCCTGAACAACTGTAGGACTTTGGCAACAGAGTTGCCGGGCGGGGAGTACTTGACGCTCACGAAGTTTGCGCCTATGGGATCAGCATTATGCTTTCCTATTATGGCGCTTACGATATGGGCATTACTCTCGGCCGCCGCTCCGGACGCGGATTCCCGTGAGGGAATCTTAGTGTACGGTGATGACGTGATCGTTCCAAGCAAAGATGCTAAGAACGCGATCGAAGTTCTTGAGCTGGTTGGCCTTAAGGTCAACCTAACTAAGAGCTTTACCGCTGGATTCTTTAGAGAATCCTGCGGCGTCGATGCCTTCCATGGCATCGACGTGACGCCAGTTCGTTTTCGAACTGTTTGGTCGTCAGACCGCTGCCCGCATTCTTACTCCTCGTGGGTCGCTTATGCGAACTCATTTTGGAATAAGAAGTACTATGGCATGTACTGGTGCATCGCCGATGAGCTTTTTAAGCTCTACGGTGAGATACCCGAACGTGAGCACCTTAGTGGTGCTCCCGCGCTTGCTATGGTTCCTGCAGAACACCGGCCCAAGAACCGACGATGGAACAAAGACTTACAGAAGTCTGAGACCAAAGTTTGGGTTACTAGGCCAAGTGCGATTACCCATGAAATACGGGGTTGGTCCATGCTCCTTCGATATTTCACCGAAGGTGCTAAACCTCTCCGCCATGGGCGCACTCGCCGCGAAGCAGATGCAGCACAGACCAGCGACCCATATGGGTCGCCGTTTTCCGTGCGCTTGTACACAGAACGCCGAGTCATTAAGTTGACAAAACGTTGG